GGATTGACAAGCTGACAGAGAAGAATCTGATCCGTATTCATTTTACAATGCGAGACAATCCATCGCTGGCACTACATATCATTGAACGATACGAGAGGATGTACAAGGGCGTATTCTATGATCGCTTCATTCGAGGACTGTGGGTCCTGGCATCAGGCATTATCTTTCGATACTTTGCAGAGAATGACGAGCCATATTTGTTTGAGGATTCATATATCTTTGATGATAAAGGAAAACTTAAAGTATCATTCAGCAAGATCACAATGGGGATCGACTTTGGCGGCAATGGTTCCAAGACAACATTTTATTTGATGGGATATCTGAACCGGTACAGATATTTTCGGGGATTGGAGGAGGATGGACTACCGGTAACAGAGGATATTGATGCAAAGGCAATATGTGATAAGTTTATCGAGTTCTACCGTATGGCAATCGAGAGGTATGGCCGTGTGGATTGGATATTCCCGGATAGTGCCAGCACGACTATGATAAACAGCCTGAGAGCTGCAGCAAGGGAAGCGGGATTGCCCTACAGAAATATTAAAGGTTGTCGAAAGAATGAGATCGCAGACCGTCCAAAGATAATTGATCTGCTGTTCAATTCAGGCAGATTAAAGATAAATAAGCGGTGCACTCAGACGAGAAAAGCAATTGCCTCTCTCCGTTGGGATGAGGACCATCCGGATATTCCGGAAGATAAGAATATTGGTAACTGTAATGACTGGTGGGATGCATTCTGCTACTGCCTGTTGGATTTCATAGAATTTATAGGCCTTGACAGATAGGGGGATACAATGAAAGAGTGTGTAAAAGCGTATTTAGAAAAGAAGGGATATACAGTAAATGGAAATGCATTGAGCATCATTAAGCTGTGTGATGATTGGTATGCAAATCGTCTTATCGATGATTTCCACAAAAGAAAGAATTTGAACGGTGTGGAATATGAACTCAGCCGAATGAACTTTGCAAAAAGATGTTGCGCTGATGATGCAAATCTATGTGAGGTGGTATCTGTAGCACCAGAGAAAGAGAGTAGTTCTCAGGAATTCATTAACCAGCTACTTGAAAGAAATCGGTTTGATGTCCAGTACCGCAAACAGCTTGAAAAGACTTCTGCAGATGGAACAACCGGAGCCTACATTTACCTGCAGGATGCTACATACATACAGAATGGAGCCGGTGAAACATCTGTTAAGGGAGGGAAAGTCTGCATTAACTATGTGGATGCAGATTGCATCATTCCCTTGACAGTAGAGAAAGAATTGGTAACAGAATGCGCCTTTGCTGCTACTAATATTGCTAAGGGCAAGGAAAAGACCACTCTGGTGATCTTTACAAAGAGCAAGGCCGGTGACACAGTTCTGTATAGCGCAGAGACAGTTGTGTTTAATGAGCATGGAAAAGAAATCAGTGAAGAATCATCCACAATTCAGTTGGGTGATGTCAAGCCATTCGCAATCTTATCCAATGCAGAAGTGAACAACTTGGATGATATGGAAGGTTATGGCCTTCCAAAGATATACAACTCTATTCCAATGTTCAAGGCCGTGGATCTGTGCTACAACCTTCTTTATGGTGATTTGGGGAAGGGGGATAAACTGGTATTCCTTAATGAATTACTGGCTTGCATTCAACACGACAAGGACGGCAAACCATACCTGACACCACAGCAGAAAGAAATATTCATTTTACTTGGACAAGATGGAGGAAAGCTACCGGATGAAAAGACTCTTGTGCAGGAATATACCCCAGAGATCCGCATTGAGCAGATAACCAAGGCATTTGAATTGGTATTGTCTTTGCTGTCCATGTCCTTTGGTTACGGCACCAAGAAATACACCTTCGAGAATGGCAGAATAACTACAGCAACAGAGTACATTGGTACAAAGCAGGATTCTATGCAGGAGCTTAACAAGCAGAGAAAACAGGCTTCTGATTATATTACGGATATTGTTCATGCTGCTATGTGGTTCAGCAACCAGTTCTCCGGTACCAGTTACGATGTGGCAGAGCCGTTGTTAATTGAGTTTGACGATTCTTATATCACAGATAAAGAGACTGAATTGGAACGTAAGCGGAATGATGCACAGTCTTTTGATATTCCGCAGTTGACTGTATGGTATTTGATGGAGGCGTATAATATTTCCGAGGAACAAGCCTGGGCAATGGTTCAGCAGAAGAAAGAGCCGGATCCAGATGACGACACAACCGATTAAGGAGAATCTATGTCATTAACTGATCAGCAATTAGAAATTGTATCGGAAGCTATTGAGCCTCTTTTTCAGTATTTGGAGAAAGAGGTTATAGTTGATGTTGCAAGGAGAATAAAAAAGACACTTACATATTCCCGGACAGCTGAATTGCAGGCCATGTCTATGCGTGAACTGGGATACAGCCCCGCGAAGATACGCAGTGAGGCAATGAAGATTTTAAATGCAGATCCGGAATTTCGCAAGGCCGTGGCCAAGAACACCTTGGAATATAAGAGAGAGGTACGCGACATCATCAATAGCATTACAACAGAAGCATACAAGGCAAATGATGAGATCGTGTCTAATGCCGGTACTATGTCATGGATAAATGATCTCTCTGTTTGGAAGGATGCGGGAAAGGAACTGACAGACAATTCGTTCTTGCATCAGCTTTTGGAGGCATTTGCGGCACAAACATCAGGGGAACTGAAAAACATGACACGGACCACCGGGTTCAAGACCATGAGCGGATATGAGGCGGTTGAGAGTTTATACAAGAAAGAACTGGACAAAGCAGTGATCAAGGTTTGTTCCGGTACATTTTCTAGGGATAAGGTCCTGCGTGATATGGTACACGAGTTGGCAAATAGCGGACTGCGGTCTATTGATTTTTCGTCTGGGTATTCTATGCAGCTGGATACAGCGGCGAGAGTTGCACTTCGGACAGGATGCCACCAGTTGGCAGGAAAAGTGATGGATAAGAATATAGAGCAGTCAGGCGAGAATCTTGTATATGTCTCTAAACACTGGGGAGCGCGTAATACCGGAACGGGCCATGCAAATCATGAACAGTGGCAAGGCAAAGTGTATTTTATTAAAGAGGGGCGCGATTATAGTGCAGAGGCGCAAAGAATCGGACAGGACCAAATAAGTAGCCTATATTACGCTACCGGTTATAGCGTGGATGGATCCTGTGCAAATGATCCTTTGGGGTTAAATGGTTATAACTGCAGGCACAGCCATCATCCCTGGTTTGTGGGAGTCTCTGAATTCCCTAAGGAGTCCCCGGAACCGGCCCCTGTAACCGTAGACGGAAAAACATATGATTACTATGCCATGACACAGAAAATGCGGTCTATGGAGCGCTCTGTCAGAGCCTTAAAGAGAGAAAAAGAAGCCCTTAATGCACTTGGCATGGATGTGAGAGAAATAGATGCCCAAATAAGCCGTAAAAAGCGTGAGTATCATGAGTTTTGTAGGACATGTGGTATCAGTCCGAAGAATAATCGGTTGCGGTATGAGTGCGGTACGGCTAATTTAAAGAAAACTAAGGCTTGGAAAAATTACGAAGAGTACAAAAAGAGTATTGTAGAAACAAAGAAAGGTGATATAATAAATGAATCAAAAGAAGAAAAGGTTGTAGATGTGCATACAGTTGGAAAAATCGATAAAGAGATATACAAGTGTATAACAAAAGATATTGTAACGGACGAGGTTGTTATAACTGATAATCAATTGCAACATATCCTTGATAGACACCCAGAAGCATACGATAAGGTAATTGGATATTTCAATGATGCTCTTGCCGCGCCTGATTATATTATTAAAGACAAGCGGAAGAATACAGGATTGATTATTAAAAATATTACCGATGGACAGAATCTATTACAGATGGTTTTGAGAATATGTACATCAGAAGATGAAGAAGGATATAAAAATTCTATTATCTCTTGTTGGGAAATCAGTGAGAAGCGGTTGCAAAATTATTTGAGAAACAAGGAAATTCTTTACAAAAGCGAATAAATATAGTATTATAATTATAGAATAAGAGGGAGATTATCTGAGGTGGTAAAATTCGTTGCAACCACACACCCATTGGGTCAAAAGAGATGCAGGAGAGGCGACGCCTGCCGGATAATCTCTTTATTGTTCTAAAAATGCAAAGTGTATTGTAAGAAGTCACTATATATTGTGGCTTCTTTTTTCTTGCATTATAATGTTATATCTGTTATAATATAAATGTAACAAATGTATTGTACTTAAAAAGGTGATGCAAAATGAATAGAACGCATTGGATTGCCTGCCCAAAATGTGGAGGAAAAATGCTAAAGGTGCGAGATGATACCAAGCTTGCGAATTTCCCGGGGTACTGCAAAAAATGTAAAAGTGAATCAATTATAACATTAGAGCCTAAAGGTCTAAGAGCCTGTGAGCCGAGTTGTTAAATCAGTGATGGTTTGACACCGGCTCTTTTTATTTGGCGCGGAGTAGAGCAGTTGGGAGCTCGCCTGGTTCATGTCCAGGAGGTCGCAGGTTCGAGTCCTGCCTCCGCGATTTCCAGAGGGTGATAGACCTCGTTAAAAAAATCGTTAAAAGGAGAAAAAAGATGAAACGTGAAGATTTAGAGAAACTGGGACTGGCCAAGGAGCAGATTGACAGTGTGTGTGATTTGAACAATGCTGACATGCAGCCTTTAAAAACCGACCTGCAGAAAGCGCAGGATGATCTGAAAGTGGCACAGGAAAAGGTGACTGCTACAGAAGAGACATTAAAAAAGTTTGACGGGGTGGATTTGGAAGGGCTGAAAAAACAGGTTACCGACCTTCAAGCGGACTTGAAAAAGAAAGATGACGCTCACGCTGCGGAACTGGCAGACAGAGACTTTAATGATTTGCTGAAAGAGTCCATTGCAAATGCCAAAGGAAAAAACGCGAAGGCAATTACTGCACTGCTGGATGTGGATACCCTTAAGGCATCCAAGAACCAAAAGGATGATATTGCTGCA